TAAGGGCCTCTCGGCTCTTACGATCATCGATGGGATCATTGGTACCCTGACCAGGGGTGGCCCTGGAGAGGGTGGCATTAAGTGGTATGTCTCCGAGACAATCCCTTCCTCAGTGATGAGGCTGTGGTTTTCTCTCGGAGCCACTCAATGTTCACCCAATGAAATGTTCCTACCCGGTCCCTCGGCCTATGAGGCCTTATATCTGAGTCGTTCAGTATATGAGTGTCTCATGGATTCGATACCGAAGTTCGGGACTTTCATTCTGGAGGAGCAGCTTGCTTTCTTCAACTCTGTACGTAGATGGCCTTCTGACCTCTTCGTACCCTTTGCCAAGTATGTGACTGTATGGCCGATGGCTCGTTTTCTGAAGAATCCCCTTCCGGAGAGACCTCAAGCCTTTCCTGGACATCCGCTGGTCTTTACAGGAAAGATCAGGAAGATGCTCAAGAACCGTCTGATATCTTTTGGAATCAGAAACTTGAGGCTCTGGGCGGGTTATCTTCAGGGTGTAAAACGCGGGGCAGCTTGTGTCCCTAAGTCATACGTCCGTCAGGCTTTGGAGAAGCATCGCGCTAAAATGATAAGACCTCTCTCGGTTGACCCGGATTGGGCCAAAAGATTGAGTTGCCTTATCAGCCGAGTGTTCTCGCAGTATTCATGCGTCTATGACTCTGATTTGTATCGAGCCATAGAAGCATCGACTTCCGCGAGTTATGAATTCAAGCGCAGTATGGGAGGAGCTCGCGAATATATCCGCAGTCAATTAGGTGATGAGAATGAGCTCTTGGGCTTCCACATCGATGGTAAACGATCGACTGAGATCCGGGGGGTACTCTTACCCTCCTTTCAGGATCTCGTTCGCATCGCTTCCCACGAAGAGTGGTATGTCTTATCGCCCTCTTTACCCCATTTATCTAGGCCCCTTACCTCCCGGGACGTCTTACGACGCTCCGAGCTGATGATTAGCCCCGGACATGTACAAGTCCAGGCAGTCTTGGAACCCTTGAAGGTTCGACTAATCACTAAGGGTGATGCCTTCCGTCAATGGATGTCTCGGGCTGTCCAGAGGGACTTGTGGAAGATCCTTCAGGATAACCCCGTATTCGTCTTGACGGGTCGACCCGTATCATCTATGGATATTGACGCCATAGTTGATCGAGAGAAGGCGCTTGGTCTCTCCCTCCCTTTCTGGGTTTCGGGAGATTACTCGGCCGCGACGGATAATGTTGAGATGTTCTATACAAAGTTAGTCTTTGAGACTTACCTGAATGCCCGCCGCCTGCCTCTGAATCCCAATGACAACCTTTATCAGGATGTCCTGAGATCAGTTCTTTACCATCAGATAATCCATTATCCTCGGTCCTTCAATGGACCCCGAGATGAGGCCTTACCTGATTGTGTACAAGAGAATGGGCAGCTTATGGGCTCCGTATTGTCATTCCCCATTTTGTGTCTTATTAACCTATGTGGTTACTGGGATGCTCTTAACCGATATCTCGGTTTTGTGGTGAATGACTTCACGAAGTTGCCCGTACTAATCAACGGCGATGATATAATCTTCCGCGCAGATGACCGGTTGTATGGTCTCTGGCAGGAGAGTCTTAAAGAGCTAAATTTTATTCTTTCTCTTGGTAAGAACTATAGTCACCCAAAAATCCTAACGGTGAACTCTCAGTTCTTCCACTGGAGGGAGGGTCATGCGGAGAGGGTCAATTACCTAAACATAGGTCTCCTCACCGGCCAGACAAAGATTACTGGTCGGTCTTCTGCCAAGAAGCTTCCGCTTTGGGCCTTCTATAACGAGTGTATGAATGGGGCGGTCAATCCCCCTCGCGCCCATCGGCGCTTCATACACTATAATAGGAAGGCTTTGGAGGAGCTGGTCGATATGAATTCGACTACCTCCTTTAACCTCTTCCTACCTCCGGAGCGGGGGGGTTTGGGATTCATACCCCCACCAGGTGTAAAATACAAAGTATCGAACTTTCAGCGACACTTTGCGACTTTCTTAGAACATCTCAATCTCCAAAACCTTGAGCGCGGCGTGAGGAGTTTCCAATTAGGGCTTATCCGTGAAAAGGCGGACGGCCCTAAAAGAATCCCTCTTCATACCGCGGCATACTTGGCTTATGCTCCCTCCATCGGTCCTTTACCGGAGGAGGTTGAGCCTATTCATGACACCTCGCTTCAATTACCTCTACTTTCCCAACCCTCACCTAACACGGAAGATATGCCCTCCTTCTCCGTCCGTTTTCCACGGAAGAAGATGATGAGCGAGTTCCGTGAGGGTAAGTGGAATCGTATGAGCGATATTGAGATCAAAACTTATCCCTATCGTCTCTGTGAGGTAAAGTCTCGGCTGGTTCTGAGTCTACGGGCAGATGGGGATCTGCCCGTGGTGACTTTGACGGACCAGTTGGATAAGTTCCCTATTGGGTCCCGGTCTTCACGGTCCAAAACGGTTTCCGTGCTAAATTGGAGGCTTGCCTCCATAAATGCCGACAGACTACACGGACCGACCAACTAGGTTGATCGGGATGTATAGTCGCGGATCATGACCCGGTATCCAATACTGTCATGAATTCTACTAGAGTTCGAAAGCAAGCGAAGTCTAGCAAGACGAATGGAAGTAAAGTTACATCAGCCCCTGTGGCTTCATCAGCCACTCAAAGATCCATGATTCCGCGGATTACCCAGTCCCGGTTCGCTCGGAGAATATCTCATCGTGAAATCATCGGTTCCATCAATGGTTCCGTCGGTTTCACTGTGAATAGTTTCCACTTGAATCCGGGAATGGCCTCAACCTTCACATGGTTGGCAACTCAGGCTTCAGGCTGGGAGCAGTATACGTTCGTGTCTCTAAAACTAGAGTATGTGACGTGCACTGCCACCTCAACCGTCGGTTCCGTCATACTCTCTCCAGAGTATGACCCCACCGAACCTGAACCAACCACAGAGGCCGAGGCTGTCAATACAATGGACTCAGTCGAGGACGCTGCATGGAAGACATTTTCGTGTGATCTCAGTCACGCGGCTATGTTTCCCACCGGCCCTCGTAAGTACGTTCGTACTGGCATGGTTTCCGGGGACCTCCGTACGTATGACGTCGGAGTGCTTCATGTGTGCACGGTGGGCATGGCAGGGACATCGATGGTGGGGAAGCTTTGGGCCGATTACACAATCGACCTCTGCGTTCCCCAATCGTCGATTCCCCTCGCAATGCCGACGCATGCACTGGTCGCTACAGGCAATCACATTAATTTTGTGTCAGGCACTGAGGCGACCGTTGGCTTTGGTACGGGGACAAGCACTATTCTCTTCAACACGCTTCACGCGACCTTTGTTGCGGGTGAGATACGTCTCCCCCGGGGTGTCTATAATATTAGATACCCTCTCCAAATCACGTTCACAGGTACCACCGGTCTTTACGACTGGGGGTGTGTGACCGCGACTACGGGTACAACATTGATTAGTGAGACGTGGAAGAGTTGGGTAGTGCCTGCTACAGCCAGTAAGGACGAGATCATACCCCTTGACATCGTTGCCTTCTTCCCTGAACCGGCTCTCGGGACTGCCAATCTCGAGATCTCGGCTCAAGTGGATTTTGGTAGCGGTGCCGTGGAGAGTACTGACACGGCCGAGCTGATTGTCATTCCGATGTAACTTTACTTGCTTTCTTTATTGCGCCTGGTCGCAGTGCAATGAAAGGAGATTCTGGTGAGTTCAGCTGGTGAACTGATCCTAGTTAGGGATCACATGTCCCCCCTTTAGAAATGAAGGAGGAATCGGCATGTCATCCAAACCTAGGGAACGATTCACCAGCTGCACCAGAATCCCTAGTAAAAGCACTGCAAAAGGGACTTCTCCTCCTGTCTCCTGGATCTCATTGACCTTGCCAGTGAGGCTGAATTGGGCTTCGGCCCTAAGAGGTTCCATGGTGGATGGATCCACCGAATTCAGCTCCTGGAGTAGGGGTGTGGTTTCC